ATCCCAAATCAATGGTATCGTCATTACTGGCATCGGGTATAAAGGTATTGGTATCTCCGGCAGTTGCTGGATCAAATAATTGAGCAAAGCCAGAAAATAAATCACTGGTGTTGTCCGTATTAATTTGTCCTGCACCTGTAAAAGTAGTACCAACTATAAAGGTATAGTTTAGCCCTGCTACTGCCGTAGGCAATGTTACTACAATACCTGCTGCTCTATTTAAAGTATAAACAGTGCCTGAATCAGTAGATTCTACTGATTTGGTAGCGTCTGTAATGCTGCTGACATTGGAATAAGCAGAAACATAACCCGTTGTGGTTATATTACCGCTTGAATCAATATTACCACTTGAATCAATATCAAAATTTGTGGTTACTGTACCTGTTGAAGAAGCTATTGAAATCTGTTCAAAACCATTTTCGGACCTTACTGGTCCATTAAAAGTTGTATTAGCCATTATTAAGTCTCCTTAATTAATCTATCATCTTGGCAAGTCTGCTAGGGCAGTTGATAGAAGTTAATAAAATCCCTAGAAAAAAAAGGGGCAACATAGTTACCCCTCTTATCTTAGTTCTTACGAACTACCTGGTGAACCAAAGATACCTAGTGGATCAGATACTCCAAAGGAATATCTTTCTCTAGCTTTGTATCTAACATTACCAGTTTCAAAGTCACCATCCATTGCAGTTGTCATAGGACTTCTGACGAAATGCTTCATGCCATCAGGTACATCAGTAGTGATAAAGAAAGCATTAGTATCAGTTAAATAATGATTAACTGAATAACCTTCTGGAATCACTCCATTAGTTTTGATCGCATTGACATCATTGTCAGCAGAACCAACTTTGTAGTCACTTTGCAATAATCTAGTAGCAACAAACTGAAGATCAGTTGGTACTATTAGCTTTCTTGCTCTAGCTGCAATTTTAAGACCTCTCTCATCAGTATATTTACCAATTTGAATAATTGCATCTTCTAAAGATGTTTCATTCAAGTCAGCACCTGATGAAGGTCTGTTACTGTTAGTTCCACCACTTACAAGTGGGTGAGCTGTGCTGAATAAAGCAACACCGTCACCTGAAGAAAAAGTAGTGCTAAACCCATTATTAAGTGGGTACGCTCCTTTAACTTGTTTTGTGTAAGACATTGCACGAGCCAACGCTTTGGTATATCTACCAGAGAGAGAAACGTAGAGGTTATCCTCCATTGCTTCTTCTGTGATTGAATAGCCCATAGCTATTGTTTCGTGTGTGTAACGAGCCACAAAAGATTCTTGAGCGGTATCATAACTGATAGTCGATCCTTCATCTTTTACTGGTGCTGCACCGAAGCCAGATAGTTTCAGTTCTTCTTCAAATGATCTCTCAGAATTTTCTGAAACATAAATTTCTTCATGCTCGTTTTCGTAATTAGCGTATTCTTCTCCAAACAGGGCATTAAGTCCTGGTAGGAGTTGTTTTAGCTCATTTGCTCTTGATATAGCTGCCATAATTTACTCCTTAACCAATACCTGTTGTGTTGAGCATTTGATGCCCTACGTTAAACATAACTAGTACATCAGTGTAAGTATCGCCAACTGCACTATCAGGTCCATCAACAAAGTCGATGAGCTTTAGTGGTAGTGTGGCGGTAGTTGCTGCTGTACTCCCGTCTACTGAGTTTTTGCTGTTACCAATAGTTGTAGTTCCTGCTGTTTGCACGACTGCGAAGTTTTTACCTAAGTCGTCTTGACCTAGAGTTTCATCGCCTTGCATTTGCATTATTACAAAAGGATCGGTAGCAACATACGCTACAATATCATCCGCAGCTATTGAAGCTGGGAAATATTGATTTGGTGTGAATTGACCTGTAGTAGGATCAGTATAAGCACAACCAAGGAAAACACCAATAGGTGTACAAGCCGTAGTACCAGTGTCTTTTTGGACAGTAGTATTAGGATTATCATCCCCCATTTTTACAAAATCTCCATAGAATATGGCAGTACCATACGCATTTTTGATTTTATATGACTTTACTTGGTTATTAAATGCACAAGATATTATAGAACCAACTGGTCGCGCTCCGTGAGGAGTAGCTGAAGTTGACATAATTGTCTCCTAAATTTAATTAAAATAAGGCGATATTAAGAATCTCGCCCAAAAGAAGTCCTCGATTTCCTCTCAAAAACAGTCTTTGTAGGCATACGAGGGTCTTGATCTTTGAAATAAGCGTTGTCGACAGACTCGATTTGGTCTTTTGACATACGAGCAAAATGTTCATCCCTAGCTTCCGCCATTTCTTTGGGCATTTTACATAAGAGACAGCCACCAATTTCCACATGACCCTTTCGGCTCCATTCAGAATTGTGATCATTCATTACTTGCAGTTCTGGGTGGTCGCTAGAATTAACTGGCTCCCATCCGCTACGAAGTTGTTTGGAGACATTTGGATTATCCACTTGTCCTAACAAACTAGTTCTGATCCATCTGAAAACCCATCCATCTTCTGGATTAGGGTTCGGTAAATTAGTTGGACTCTCCCAACTTGTATATCGTTGTTCTTTCTCACGACTTTCTAAATCTCTAGGATTTTTGTTAATAGAAGTTTCTTCTTCAGAAACAGGTTTACTCTCTTGAACATCCTTGTTTACTGTATTATCACTCATATTAACCTTCCTCTAGTTTTAGATATTGAGCAGCATAAGCTTGTGGACTTATGTTCAGTTGCCTTGCAACTCTTATCTGATCTTTACTTAACGATACTTTGCGAGGTTTTTTACCATTACTTCTAGTAGTGGGTGCAACCACACTCGCGGGTTGTTTTGAGTAAGTCTCTACAACTTCCGTTGCTTGAGGCTGAACTCCAAAAAAATTTGGAAATCTTAGTTTCATCTCTTTGTCGATTTTTGCATAATAATCAACAGCATTTGTTGTAGGGTCTGTTCCTTCTCCCCTAACTTCTTGATCTAAATACATTGCATAAGATGTCATTCTTTGATGAGCAGGATCACCATTATTCATAAACCAAGGGTTTTTATCTGACCAAGCCTGCATATCTGGATCAAGCTGTTGTTTCTTTATAGCAGGTTCTTTTATTGGTGGCAAATTTTGTGATGCTCGCTGCATAACCATATTTGCATACTGACCTGATTGCTGTTCTGCTACTGCGGCTTTAGAAATCTTTGCTTGTGCAGCACCTATTGCTTCAGAATCACCTTCATCATAAGCTTTAGTTAGTTCTTGTTGTGCAGAATGTAATGCCCATTGTGCATTATTTAATGCTTGTTGATTAAGAACATTACTTCCCTGATTAACAAAGCTATTTAGTCTTTGATTTTCTTCCATCAAACCTTTAAGTTGAGCAACAGCCTCTCTTTCTGCTCCCAAAGCTGCTTCTTTTGCTTTTCTTTCTGAATCATATTGATTACGAATATTGTCAATTTCATTACCAACTGATTCTTGTGCCTGTTCTGAAGGTTCGACCTGTAGTCTTTCAATGCTATCTTCTATGTTTTCATTAATTAACTCAACTTCTGGAGCTTCAGAAACTACATCATTCTTTATACCAAAGAATTGATCTTGAATTGTTTCTTTAATCTCTTCTGGCTCATTATTTACTATTTCGTTCATGCTCTAACCACTCCTTTAGGGTCTTCAACTACTGCTTCCACAGTGTCATCATTAATGATACGAAATTCTTTTCCATAAAGTTTTAAACGAGTACCTGAATAAGCACGAAAAACAATCCAATCTCCTTTTTTACACCAAGGTCCATTAGGAAATCTTTTTTTATCTTGGTAACAATCATCACCCATTTTTAAAACATATCCACAAATATTAGCAACTTCTTCTTGATCTAATGTTTGTTGTGCTTTAATGATACCGCCATCAGTCTTTTTATCAGCTTCTGGCATTGCAACTAATATACGCCATCCCATAGGTTCTGGTAATTGACTTTTGTTGCTAGACTCTTCTATTGATTTTATTTTTTCTTGCGCTTGCATTATGAAATAAATTTCAGTTAATCCGCCTTGATGAATTTTTCTACCCAATCCAAGACTTCGCGTTCAGTTAAGGCTAACCCTTCAATAATACCAACCATCTTTTGATAATCTGAGTAATCCTTACATGCACCTGTTGATATATGATCTGCATGATCATTCATCATTTCACGCACTCTTCTTATTAAGAATTCTGAAAGTGATTGCTCTTTGATATCATTCTGACTCACGATCACTATCTTCTGTCATAGATTTAGTGATGTCAACAATTTTTTGAACCTGTTTTATCTCTAGTTCTTTATCTTTTCTAGTGCTATCTTGCATATCGCTTGCAATTCGCTGTCCTATGCTTGCACCTGCAATTCGTTCTTGTGATTCGATTCGTTCTTTCTCAAGAGCATCTTTAGCTATAGCTTTCTGTGTTTCGAGTTGAATCTTAGCTTGATCAGTTGTTGCTCTTCTTTGAACATCAGCCTCTTTAATTTCTAATTCTTTTTGTCTAGCTAAAATTAATGGGTCTTGCATTTGTTCTTGTATCCTTTCTTGTTCTATTTCCGCAGCGTGTTTTTGTGTAACTCTTTCCGCAGCCTGAACAACGAGTTTAGATAGTTCTTTCTCTAAGTCATTTGGCAACTCTTCGCCAATTGGTGGAAGTTCAGTACCCAACTCATCTTCAATGTCTTTTCTGTATTGAAATGCTAAATGTTCTCTTACATGAGATTCCATTTCACCATGTATCATTTCTGCTGATGGACTTTGCTGTAACATTTGTGCAGTTTTCGGGTCTTGTAAAGCAGTCATATGAACAGTAATGTGTGCTTCATGGTCTTGGTATTCAAACGCTTGTGCGCCTTCACCATTAATGATATTCATATTTTCAGTAACTGGGTCTGTTGGCGGCAGATCATCACCCATTGGTATTATTTGATCAGCATCATGTATTCCCAATGTATCAAGCATTTGTCTATGCAGCTCAGGTAAGTTATACATTTCAGGTGATTGCTGTGATAACTGCAATGCAGCTTGATATTGCATAATACGCTGAGACATTGTCGCGGCATTAGGATCAGAGACTGGCAGTACATCTATACGATCATCAAAATCCTCAATCTTAATT